CGAGGATCGTATTACATTTATGAATTTATTGGTAAAAGACATTCAATTAGGAATTAAACAGGCTGCAAAAAAAGGCCTGATTCCTGTTTTTCGTTTGAACGGTACTTCTGACCTTTCATGGGAGAAGTATGAGGTTCTTGTGAATGAACAATCATACACCAATGTTTTCATGGCATTTCCTGAAATACAATTCTACGATTACACCAAGGTTCTTGGTCGTAAAGTAAAAGCTTTTAAAAATTACCACCTGACGTTTTCGGCAGCTGACGGTAATGACGTTGATGTTAACCGTGCTATGTTCGAAGGTTATAACGTGGCTACAGTTTTCGGTCTCAAGAAAACAGTACCAATGCCTGAATTTTACATGGACACTCCTGTGTTTAACGGCGATGAATCAGACCTCCGTTTCTTGGATCCTAAAGATGTTGTTGTCGGTCTGTATGCAAAAGGCAAAGCCAAGAAAGATACAACCGGTTTTGTGAAATACGTTCCTAACGGACCATCGACATTTAGCAAGTTTATGCCGATTCCTAAGTTTCCAACAATTATGATGGCAATGGCAGCATGATTAACCTAACAACCATTAGGTATAGTACCAATGATTGCCAAAAAACTGCTTGACTTACAGGCAGTATTGTGATACCATGGTAGTTATTAATAATTAAATTGGAGTTTTATATTATGGCAAAAGTAAAAACAGTTAGATTAAATCATACTCAAAAAGTATTAACTGTAATGATTTCTGGTAAGGTTGTAACAACGGAAGAAATTGGAATCCTATTGGGTGACCAAATTCAAATGTATAAATTGTCGACCTATATGTGGGCAATCAAAACAAAAATGCGTGGTATAATTAAAGTTATCAAAGACGGTCGTAAAGTTGCTGGCTATCAGCTAGTGAATGTCGATGAATTGAAACAATATATGCGCCGTGCTGGCATACACAATACTACAGCAGAAAAACCTGTGGCCAGTTTGCAAGAATTGGAAGCAACCGAATTGCCTGACACCGAAGAACCATCAACAATGACAGTTACTAAAATTGTCGAATCAGTTTAACCAACATAATAGGATTTAAAATGTATATGTTAAATTACTACGTTCTATGGAAAAAAATCACTGGTGTTTTCCAACCGTGTGTTACTCCTGATTATGAGTATCAAGATTTGACCGATGTTGTTCATAATTGGGTTCAAGCGAAGTGAACATCTTTTACTTACATCACGATCCAAAGATTTGTGCAGAAATGCACAATGACAAGCATTGTATTAAAATGATACTGGAATATGCACAGCTCTTATCTACTGCTCATCGTGTTCTTGATGGTGATGAATCTGTACAGAAATCTTTTACTGGTCGCAATGTCAAAAGATGGATTTTATCGGATGCTCGTGAATCTGTCATGTACAGCGCTACTCACATTAATCACCCTTCCGCTGTTTGGGTAAGAAAATCTATTGGTAACTATTTTTGGTTATCAAATCTTTTGGTAGATTTGTGTAAAGAATATACCTATCGTTATGGTAAAGTTCATAAATGTGAGCGTGATGGATTGGTACAGATGTTACATGATTGTATACCTGATAATCTGCCATCAATTGCATTTACAGAACCTACTCCGGCTATGCCTGATGATATTAAGATTGCCGGAGATTCTTTGGCATCGTATAGGAATTATTACATAAGTAATAAGCAGCACCTAGCCTCATGGAAAGGCAAAGTGAACAGTCGTAATATTCCGGAGTGGTTTAATGCCAACTTATAGATTTATTGATACCAAGACAAGTGAAGTTTTTGAATCTTTTATGAAGATATCAGAAAGAGAAAAGTACCTTCTTGAAAATCCACATATTGAAACTGTGATGACAGCACCTGCTATTGTTTCATCATCAGGTGGTTCTCCAGACCAAAAGGCTGGTGATGGATGGAAAGAAGTTTTATCAAAGGTTGCAGAGGCACACCCGAGCAGTACCGTTGGTGAAAGATATTATAAAAAATCTATCAAAGAAGTTAGAACCGCACAAGTCGTTAAAAAGCACGTTGACCGTATTACCAAAAGAAATAGAAATAAATGATTTTTACACATGAGAAGTTACCTGAATTAGATTTTGAGTTGGAAGCAAAGACAACGGAATCTGGTCGTTTATATTATACGCCTTCAGGTAAAGCATACCCGTCAGTAACAACAGTCCTTGGTTCTATGAACAAAGATGCTATTGATGCATGGCGCAAACGGGTTGGTGAAGAAGAAGCCAACAAAGTATCAGGTCGTGCCTCACGCCGAGGAGAAGCTTTGCATTTGGCCTGTGAAAAATACTTACTCAATGAAATGAGTGATTTAAAAATTCGCAATATGATGCCAAATATTAAAGAGTTGTTTTTTCAATTGCGTCCCGAATTGGACAAAAATATCGGCAAGATATATGCAATTGAACAACCACTTTATTCTGACAAACTGAGAATTGCTGGTCGTGTTGATACTATTGCAGAATGGAATAAAAGATTATCAATCATAGATTATAAAACGTCATCGAAAGAAAAATTAGAAGAAAATATTCTAAGCTATTTCCTACAATGTACGGCTTATGCGGAGATGTTTGAGGAATTGACCAACAAGACAATTGATACTTTGGTTGTTGCCATTGCAGTAGAAGGTGGGCAACCACAAATCTTTGTTAGGCAAAAGTATATGTACCGTACCCAATTATTGTCGTTTTTAGCGAATTCACCCTTGACTAAAATTGCGAAGTGATATATAATGGTTGCATGGTTGTAATCCCTTCAAAATGAAGGCAAGTTGGACGGCGGTGCAAATCCGCCCACCTCCACCTAAGAGTATCAGACAGTATTCTTAGGTGGGGGTGTATTCAGTATTCGACAGCTTGAGATAGTGGAGACGGCAACTCGGTAGGCGATGACCGCAAATCAAGCAAAAACCATAAAAGCAAACGATAATCGCTTTTTGATGGCTGCGTAAGCATAACCATCTGAGTTTTGGTAGTTGAACTTGGAAACAGAATCAACTATCACTTTTGTAGTTTCACACACAGTAGTTACACACACTAAGGAGAAGTAAAATGAGTTTAAATCCATATGAAGTACGCTTAGAAGTTTTGAAGATGGCAGCAGGAATGCTTAATGATGAATATTATGGCAAACGTCAGGTAATTGATGAAAATTTTCACACACAGGTTGCAACCTCTCGGGAAAATAATACTACACCACCATCACATCCTGGATTTCCTGATTTTCCAACAGAAGAAAAGATTCTAGAAAAAGCAAACAAACTTTATAAATTTATTGATCCGAAATAATTTGTTGGGTTTTTGTTAGGTTGACCCTGTATCATAATAACCTAACATTCTTATTAACTTTGGAGTTTATAAATGAAAAAAGTACTTTTGATTGCAACACTTTTGGCAGCATTTAACGTAGCTGCTTTTGAAGTTGGTGTTAATGGTGGTGCTGTTACTGGTAGTGCATCAGGTGGTTTAGCTGGTGTTACCGCTGGTCAGAAATTTGACAAACTAGGTTTAGAAGCTGGATATGGTCAAGCATGGTTAAATGGTTCTACTCAGAATCGTTGGTCTCTTACTGGCTCATATGATTTATATACTACGAACAGTTTGGTAGTTGCTGGTAAAGTTGGTTATGTATACCTCAACAATCAAAGCGCTACAAGTGGTTCAGCAGGGACTGTTGGTCTCGGTTTGACTGTACCATTTACAAAGTCGGTTGCAGGAACACTTGACTATGCATATCAATATGCTGAATCTGGCGTTACTCAATTTAATGGTAGTGTCATCACTGCGGGTATCAAGTACAAGTTCTAATTTAATTCAGTTTGGCAGTTCTGTTGAAAAACTGTCATTTCAATTTTTGTAAGGATAAAAAATAATGCGTGTGTATAGCAACAAATACCGAAACCATTGGTTAAGTCCTTACACCATACTGGAGAAAGTATTTTTCTGGCGTGAGATTGATTATAAAGAACCGCTTATTGATAAGTGGTCTGACCGACTACATCCAATCTGTGAAGCTCTTCGAAAAGTTCTAGATGTAGTACATCCAAAAATCGACTATGTGAAGATTGATTATTGGGATACTTGGGGTATGGATAGCACTCTAGCACCAATCATTCTACCAATGCTTAAGCAACTTCGTGACACCAAACATGGTTCACCTCTTGTTGACTTTGAGGATGTTCCTGAGCACCTGCGTACAACAGGCACACAAGAGTATGAAGAACAATCCGTTTTTGATTTTTATAAAGAAGATAAATCATATGACGATGATTACCCAAATATTCATGCTCGTTGGGAATGGGTTCTTGATGAAATGATTTGGACATTTGAACAGAAAGTTGATGATGATGCCGAAGGTAGATTTTTCGACCATTCGGAATGTGATGATAAATTTCCTTGGGATAATGATAGTAATTATCAAAGTAAACTCAAGGTAGATTGGGTTGGTCTAAAGGCTTGGCAAAAGCGCAAAGAAAACGGATTTCGCCTGTTTGGTAAGTATTACGAAGGTCTTTGGGACTAATCATATTTTTTTATAATTAAACAGGAGTTATATTATGGCTGTAGTACAATTGAGTGTTAATCAGATTTCTAATCCAGCAGATCAAAAGAAATTGTTGGATGTTCTCAAAGAATGTTCTGGTGCAATGACACGAATGGAAGGTGAAAAGGACTATATCAAAGAGTCTGTAACCGCCATTGCAAAAGACCTGCAATTACCTAAACGATTAGTTAGCAAACTAGTTAAAGTTTATCATAAGCAAAACTATGATGAAGAAGTTGCTACGCATGAACAATTTGAATCGTTATATGAAACAATTGTTAAGTGAAAATAATGCCAACTAAAGATGAAATGATGAAGTTTGCAGTAGAGATTGAAAAGTTGATTTCTGGTACCGACTACAATTACATTGAGGCTATCGTTGAATATTGTAGAAAGACTGGCTTGGAAATCGAGGTCGCATCAACATTGATTAATGCCAACCTAAAAGGCAAAATTGAATGTAATGCAATTGAATTTAATTTACTGAAGAATAAAAGTCCACGTCTACCAATATGATGACAGGTTATGAAGCCTTCTCTATATACAACGGATTGAAGTTACATTTTACCCAAAAATCTTATGACTATCTAAAGTATAATGGGAAAAGTAACGTCAGCGTTGTTACGTTTGAAAACCGTAAGGATAAATTCTCCTTTTATAAATTATCCCGTAAGCATCCAATTAAAGATGATTACATCAATTTTCTTGTGGCTAATCTTTTGGAAGATAGCAAAGTTTGGGTTGGTACTCTACTAGCTGAAGAGTGTGAAGTTATCTATAGGCAAAGACAGAAGGTTATACAATCAATGTCTTACACCTTTGAAAATGAATGTAGTACCTTGTTCTCAGTCTATAAGAATCCAAACGATGTTTTGGTGACGAATGGAGACTATCCAGTACTCTTAACTAAAGCTTTGCGTAAAGAGATATCTCCAGAGACACTAATCATCCTAAACAGAATCCTTAATTTCTTGCCCATGTGGAACAAAAGAATTTCGGATACTATCCGTTGGCCTGACTATGAGATGAAATTGACCAAGTATGCCGCATTTCTTATGTTAGATGATGTAAAATACAAGTTGATTTTGAAGAAGGTTATATTATGATTTGTAATCCACCCACTTGGAAGAAGCATATATACTAGTATATCATGCATCATGTGGATAAAAAATATACATTAACATACATTTAATACGAGGTAATAAAAAATGTCGAATTTCGCAAATTTAAAACGTGATCGTAGTTCTTTGGACAAACTCACCAAAGCAATCAACGATACACAATCCGGTTCTTCAGAAGCCGGTTCAAAAGATGACACCCGCCTTTGGCAACCATCAGTAGATAAATCAGGTAACGGTATGGCACAGATTCGTTTCTTGCCGGCACCTGCTGTAGACGGTGATGATGCTCTTCCTTGGGTTCGTACTTTCAGTCATGGTTTTCAGGGACCTGGCGGTTGGTTTATTGACAACTGCTTGACAACATTAAATGATAAATGTCCTGTCTGTGAACACAACAGCACTCTTTGGAATTCAGGCATCGAAGCCAACAAAGAGATTGTCCGTAAACAGAAACGTAAGTTGACTTACATGGCTAACATCTTGGTTCTTTCTGACCCAAGCAATCCAGAAAACGAAGGTCAAATCAAACTCTATAAGTTTGGTAAAAAGATTTTCGATAAGATTTCTGAAGCAATGAATCCTGAGTTTGCTGATGAATCACCAGTTAACCCATTTGATATGTGGGAAGGTGCTAACTTCAAATTGAAGATTCGTAATGTTGAAGGTTATCGCAACTATGACAAATCAGAATTTGCTGGTATGTCTGCATTGTTTGATGGTGATGATGAAAAACTTGAAGCTCTCTGGAAGAAAGAATTCTCATTAAAAGAATTCACAGAGAAGGGACAGTTTAAATCTTATGATGTACTCAAAGCTCGTCTCGATAAGGTTCTTGGTTTTGAAGGTGTTCAATCACCTAGAACTAAGGCGGAAACTGCTGTGTTAGATACATTTAAAGAAGAGGACTTAGCTGCACTTGATAAGAAAGTTGTTGCTGAAGCCGATGAAGAAATGGATTACTTTAATTCACTAGCAGACACAAAATAAACTCATCTTCACAGTAAAGTTTAACCCGCTTCGGCGGGTTTTTTGTTATCCGTAGCCAGAACTATTAATCAGAGAACCTAATAGTATTTGAGCAACATTTCTATTGTATACCGCTGCGGTCTGTGGAGTGTTCTGGTTATTATTTTGTTGTGGTGCATAAGATTGTTGTGGTGCAGCTGCGGCTTGTCT